TGAGAAGATGGGCTTCCGTGCTACTTCCGATGACCGCTATAAATTATTAGAAATCCATACTTATTTGGATTTGCCAGGTTATGAAGACTTGGACGAAGACGGAGAGCCAACTGGTATCGCTCTCCCTTATGTTGTAACCATTGATAAGGGCAGTGAGCAGATCCTGTCTATTCGTCGCAACTGGAGACCAGAAGATGAACTTAAACAAAAACGCAATCATTTCGTACACTACGGTTATGTACCCGGCTTTTGTTTCTATTGCTTTGGTCTTATCCATTTGGTCGGGGCATTTGCCAAGTCTGGTACAAGCCTCATTCGTCAACTCGTGGACGCAGGTACATTGTCGAACCTACCGGGTGGATTCAAAACCCGTGGTCTGCGTGTTAAAGGCGATGACACCCCAATTGCACCAGGTGAGTTCCGTGACGTAGACGTTCCATCTGGAGCTATCAAAGATAACTTGATGACCCTCCCATACAAGGAGCCATCACAAGTCCTCTATAGCTTACTTGGTACTATCGTAGAAGAAGGTCGTCGCTTTGCATCTGCTGGCGATATGAAGGTTGCAGACATGAGCGCCAATGCTCCTGTAGGTACAACTCTGGCTATCTTGGAGCGCACACTCAAAGTGATGAGCGCAATCCAAGCCCGTGTTCATTACTCAATGAAGCAAGAGTTAGGTTTGTTGAAAGACATCATCCGTGATTACACACCAGATGAGTACAACTATGAGCCAGTAGATGGACGCCCTCGTGCTAAGAAAACTGACTATGAATTAGTGACTGTAATTCCTGTTTCAGATCCGAATGCTGCTACAATGGCACAGAAGATTGTTCAGTATCAAGCAGTATTACAACTAGCCCAGAATGCTCCACAGATCTATAACCTCCCTCAGTTGCACCGTCAAATGCTTGAAGTGTTGGGTATTCGCAACGCTCAAAAGCTTATCCCGTTGCCTGACGATCAGAAGCCAAAAGATCCGATCACAGAGAACATGGACGCCATCACTAATAAACCAATGAAGGCATTCATCTACCAAGATCACGAAGCCCATTTAATGGCTCACCAGAACTTCTTACAAGATCCACAGACCGCAGCAATGATTGGTCAGAACCCAATGGCTCAAGCTATTCAAGGTGCTCTACAAGCTCATATGGCAGAACACTATGCCTTTAAGTATCGTCAGCAGATTGAACAGCAACTTGGCGCCCCATTGCCTTATATTAAAGAAGGCGAAGATCAAGAAGCTATTGGTGAAGAATACGAAGTTCAGTTGTCCCGTATGGTTGCCCAAGCTAGTGCACAGTTGCTCCAGCAGAACCAGGCACAGGCGGCTCAACAGCAAGCTCAGCAACAAATGCAAGATCCAATCATCCAAATGCAGATGCAGGAACTTGAGATCAAGCGTGAAGACAGCAAGCGTAGAGCAGCCAAGGACATGATTGATGCAGATTTAGAACGTGAACGCATTCAGATTGAGCGTGAGCGTATGGAAGGAACTCTTCAGATTGAAGGCACTAAGTTAGGCGCCAAGATTGAGAAAGAGAAAGACGAAGCTAATCGTAAAGAACAGCTCGAAGGCGCTAAGTTGGGCGCACAAATTGCTGAAACCAAAGATGCAAATAGCATCAAGGCTTTTCAAGCAATCAACACCAAGAAAGGTAGTGAATGACCGAACTTGACTTACTAACCAAGCAATTGGACGAAAAAATTGAACAGTTAAAGGAAGCCGTCGTCAACGGCAACCTAGAACTGACGGAGTATAAAAAGGCGTGTGGTGAGATCCGAGGTCTGCTCATTGCTCGTGGATACATATTAGACCTCAAAGACAGAATGGAGAACTCGGATGAGTAACCAACTAGACCTATCCAAAGCCATGGATTTATCTGCGATTATGGAAAAGTCAGACTAAGAAAAAGCAACACAGCTCCCAAAACCATCTGGCTATCGCATCCTTTGCGCTATCCCAGAAATGGAAAAAGAGCACGAAAGTGGCATTATCAAAGCAGACATCACAATTCAGAACGAAGAGCTATTAACTACAGTCTTATTCGTTGTTGACTTGGGCGATGATTGCTACAAAGACCCAAACCGTTTCCCTAACGGTGCGTGGTGCAAACAGGGCGACTTTGTATTAGTCCGTCCACATGCTGGAACACGTTTAGTTATTCATGGACGTGAATTCAGAATCATTAACGATGACTCCGTGGAAGCTGTAGTGGCTGATCCCCGTGGAATTCGACGTAAATAAGGAGCTTTAAATGAATAAAGACGAATATCAGTTTCCAGATGAAGCTGAGAATGAGGCTATTGAGAACGAGTCCAAGGACGAAGAATCAAATGAGCCAGAGTTTTCAGTAGATATTGAAGACGACACCCCAGAGAAAGACCGTGGTAAGCAACCAGCTACCAAGGAGTTCGTAGAAAATCTGGAAAAGGACGAATTGGAAGAGTATTCCAAAGGCGTTCAAACCAAAATCAAGCAGTTTAAGAAGGTCTACCATGACGAGCGCAGAGCCAAAGAAGCGGCTGAGCGTGAGAAACAGGAAGCGATTGACTTGGCTAAACGCTTGTATGAAGAGAATAAAACCCTCAAAGGCAAGGTAGATCATACCGAGAAGTTTGCCGTAAATTCATTCAAGTCCAGTGCTGAGCAAGAACTTGCCATGGCTAAGAAGGAGTATCGTGAAGCTTATGAGGCTGGCGATTCAGACCGCTTAGTAGACGCTCAAGAGCGTATGACTGCAGCAAAAATGAAGGTAGATCGGGCTTTAAGCGCAGAGGAGAACATCCAAAACCGCCGTCCAGAGCCAGAACAGACCTTTGAATCTGCTCAACCACAGCGTCCAAACGTTGATAGCAAAGCCTCTAGATGGCAAGCTAAGAACGATTGGTTTGGTCAGGATGACGAAATGACAAGTCTTGCATTAGGTTTGCACGAAAAGCTTGTCAAGGAAAACGGAATGGCTTATGCTACTACAGACGAGTATTACAAACGCATTGATGCGACGATTCGAAAACGCTTCCCAGAGAAATTTGAGGATGACGACGATGTAAATGAAGTAACGGCGCCTAGCGAGAAGACCGCACAGCGTAAACCTAGCACTGTAGTAGCCTCGGCTGCTCGGAGCACGAACTCAAAAAGAATTAGGCTGACTACTTCTCAGCAATCAATTGCTAAAAAACTGGGATTAACCCCAGAGCAATACGCCCGTGAACTTTTAAAAATGGAGGCCTAAAAAATGGCTAACAACAGAACTACTCGTGAATTAGAAACCCGTGTTGTGCAGGAACGTCCTAAACAGTGGATGCCCGCCGAATTGCTCCCAGAGCCAGACAAACAACCAGGTTACTCGTATCGTTGGATTCGTACTTCAACACTAGGTAATGCGGATCCCCGCAATCTTTCAGCAAAACTGAGAGAAGGTTGGGAACCAGTTAGTGTCGATGAACAACCCAAATTCCAACTGCTAATCGACCCTCAAAGTCGTTTTAAGGACAACATTGAGATCGGTGGGTTATTGCTTTGCAAGACGCCAATTGAATTCGTTGAACAACGGAATCAACATTTCCAGAAGTTGACCGACGACCAAACAGCGGCTGTAGACAATAGCTTGATGAGAGCCAACGACCCACGCATGCCCTTGTTTAACGACAAGAAGACAAGCGTATCGTTTGGTAAAGGCAAGTAAATTTTATAAATTTTAGGAGTTTTAAATGGCTTATCCAACAGTAAGCGCTCCGTACGGATTTCAACCTATCAACCGTCAAGACGGTATGGCTTATGCTGGCGCTACTACTCAGTATGGTATCGCTTCAGTAAGCACTACTATCAAGAACGGTGATTTGGTTTATGTCTCTGCGGGCACAATCGTAAAATCTGGCGTTACAAACAACGCTGTATCTACTGCTAACCTAACGGCTGGCGTATTTATGGGTTGCCAATACGTAAACACACAAGGTCAAACAGTTCAAGCTCAGTACTACCCAGGTAATGCTGCTGCTTCTTCTGCAATCGCTTATGTTGTTGTTGACGACAAGGCTGCTTATAAAGTTGCTGTAACTGACGGTTCTGGTAACGTTTCTTCTACAACAGTTAAAGCTATTGGCGTTAACTTGGCTGTAGACCAAACTAACACTGGTTCTACAACTACTGGTGATTCTGGTGAAGGCGTAACAGCCCCAACTGCTAACGCTGGTAACTTAGTGCATTTACCTGTTAAGGTAATTGGCGTTGTTCCAGAAACAGCTGTAAACGCGACAAACTTCCGTGAAGTTATTGTTATTTTGAACAACCCACAGTTGACCAGAACTACTGGCAACGACTTCGCATAAGGAGCGACTTAAATGGCTATTTCTCGCGCCCAATTATTAAAAGAGCTCTTACCGGGTTTGAACGCATTGTTCGGACTTGAGTATGCTCGCTACGGTGAAGAACACAAAGAAATCTACGAAACAGAGACTTCAGAGCGTTCTTTTGAAGAAGAAACTAAGTTGTCTGGCTTCAGTGCAGCCCCAGTTAAAAACGAAGGTTCTGCTCTTGCTTATGACAATGCTCAAGAAGCTTGGACAGCACGCTACAACCACGAGACTATCGCTCTTGGTTTCAGCTTGACTGAAGAGGCTATTGAAGACAACTTGTATGACTCATTGTCAGCTCGTTATACAAAGGCTCTAGCTCGCGCTATGGCTTACACTAAGCAAGTTAAAGCTGCTAACGTGTTAAATAACGGCTTCACATCTGGTTATACTGGTGGTGACGGTAAGACATTGTTCGCAACTGATCACCCATTAGTTTCTGGTGGCACAAACAGCAACACGCCATCTACACAAGCAGACTTGAACGAAACATCATTGGAAAATGCTGTTATTCAAATCGCTGGTTGGACAGATGAACGTGGTCTTTTGATCGCTGCTAAACCTAAGAAGTTGATCGTTCCACCAGCATTGCAATTCGTTGCAACACGCTTGTTGGAAACTGAACTTCGTGTTGGTACAGCTGATAACGACATCAACGCAATCAAGAACAACGGTTCTATCCCAGAAGGTTACACAATTAACCACTTCTTGACAGATACAAACGGTTGGTACTTGACTACTGATGTTCCTAACGGCATGAAGCACTTTGTTCGTACACCTATGTCTACAGGCATGGACGGTGACTTTGACACCGGTAACGTACGTTACAAGGCTCGTGAGCGTTACTCATTTGGATATTCAGATCCATTGGGTATGTTCGGTTCATCTGGTGCGGCTTAAGTCGTACTGGTATGATGAGGGGGCCTTCGGGCCCCTTTTTAATTTTTAGGAGTTCCTATGAGATTCCCAAGTACACAAAACCTTGGTGCGTTTAAAACTAAAGAAATGTTTTTTGAAGAATACAAAAGCCACTTAGATGAGCTTTTGAAGATTGTTAAAGATGTTGGTGAGCCTTTAGAAGGCAATATTTTCTACCAACATTTAGACCCAAACCCTGGGCATGACCTGATTGAACGGTTCTTACCAAAGCGTGCCGCCCTTGCCATGTTTGCTATAGCCCACGATGACATCGTGGAAGTTGGGTTTAACGCGGGTTTTAGCGCCCTTTTGATGCTAACAGCCAATCCAAACCTACATCTAACCTCAGTAGATATTTGTCGGCACCAGTACACAATGCCTTGCTACGAGTACCTGATGAACGCTTTCCCAGGCCGAATTACCTTGGTAAAAGGTGACTCTACGGCTGTTTTAGGTTCTGTTTTACAGACCAATAAAGAACTAACTGGGTACATTATTGACGGTGGGCATGGTTTAAGTGTGGCAGAACAAGACCTAAGAAACGTTATTCAGTACGCTAACAAAGATTCGGTTCTTTGTTTTGACGACAGTGACTTTGTAGAACTTCGTTTGTTGTTGAATTTGTACGTCATGTCAGGACACTTGACACCAGTCTGGGACCCGCATGCTATCGTGCAGAATGAAACACAAATGTTTTTTAAAATAGTTGCAACTTCCTAAAATTAGAGTAATATTAGGAAAACCGGGAAACCGGCTTATTAGACTGCCCCGGCAGACGATATACCGACTAATAAGCCCAACTTGTATATAAGGACTCAAAATGGCTAATACTACATTCAGCGGCCCAATTCGCGCTGGTAACATTCCAAACACAACAGGTACTACAGTTGGTACAGACGTACGTAACGTAGGTCAAGTTCTAATGGCTCAATCAGCTGTTATCGACATCATTGGCGCTTCAGCTAATACAGTAGTTGCTGTTGTTCCAGCTAACTCACAAATCGTTGACTGTATCCTAAACGTAACTACAGCTAACGACGACTCAAACGCAGCTGCTGTGACTGTTGGTATCACTGGCAACACAAACGCATTTATCCCATCAACTTCAGTTAAAACAGCCGCTACAACTCGTGGCACTATTGAGACAGTTGGTACAGACATCGGTTCTACAGACGTTCAAGTTAACGCATACTTTACTGCTACTGACGGTAACGGCGCTAACGGTGCGGCTACAGTAACTGTTATCTACTTGCAAGCTAATAACTTAACAGCCTAATTAGGAGGCTCTTATGAGCATGCAATATGATGTAAAGTCAACCGCATGTGCTAACGGAGCCGCCACTTCTGTATTTGCTGGTCCAGCCCGTGTTAAGGGCATGACTATCAGTTACGCATCTGGCGGTACCGTAGTTATTGCTAACGGTACTACTAACGTGTATTCATTCACGGCTCCAGCAGCGGCTGGTTCAATTAACGTATTGATTCCAGGCGAAGGTATTCGTTGCGAATCAAACGTGGTTGCTACCACTGCAAACGCTACAGCAGTAGTATTTTATGGCTAAGAAAAAAGGTCCATCTCTCTCAGTTGGAAGAGGCGAAAAACTGCCAGTATCTAAGGGTGCTGGCTTAACGGCTAAGGGCCGCGCCAAATATAACCGTGAGACTGGATCTAACCTAAAAGCTCCACAGCCCCAAGGCGGCGCTCGCAAGAAATCATTCTGCGCACGCATGTCTGGTATGCCTGGTCCAATGAAAGACGAGAACGGCAAGCCGACTCGTAAAGCAGCGAGTTTAAAACGATGGAAATGCTAGTTTGGAACTTAGTCCTGACAACGCTAGTAGCAATGTTGGGTTTCTTTTTAAAAGAAAAATCAGCTGAGCTTAGCCGTCTTCAGATTCTGTTAAACAGAACTCGTGAAGAAGTGGCCAAAGAGTATGTAACAAAAGCTGAGGTTCACAGTGACATTAACCGTGTTTTAGATCGTTTGGATAGGTTGGAAGCTAAGTTAGACGCATTTATTAGGGATCAAAAAAGTGCCATCAACTAGTAAAAAACAACATAACTTTATGCAAGCTGTTGCTCATTCGCCAGAGTTTGCAAAAAAAGTGGGTGTTCCGCAAAAGGTTGGTAAAGAGTTCGCTGCTGCGGACAAAGGTAAAACATTCAAAAAAGGTGGTTCTATGAAACATTCAGACATCAAACAAGATATGCCAATGATGAAAAAAGTGGCTAAAGCTGAAGTTAAAGCGCATGAGAAATCAATGCACAAAATGGCTAAAGGCGGCGTAACTCGTGCAGACGGTTGCGTTACTAAAGGTCATACAAAAGGCAAGACTATCACTATGTGCGGTGGCGGAAAGGCTTAATCATGGCAGACAAAAGAGACCCAAGACACGAAGCTGGACAACAGCATATTGACCATTTAATGTCACGTTACTCTTCAGCTAGGGATGCTAAAAAAGCTGGTAAAGAGTACGACCAAGCTGACATTGAAAATGTTAGAAAAGCAGGGTTGATGACGCCTAAGGAAATCGAAAAAGATTTTCCTAAACCAGGTTTGATGCAACGTTTAAAAGATAATGTTATGGGTACAGAAGA